GTGAAAGCAGTTTCCGTGTAGTGTTTCTTGAATGTTTCCAATTTGCGAAGCATGATTTTCTGAACAGAACGTCTGAATCTGCGGCGCCGTGCAGCGCCGACCATACGCTTCACGCGAGTTCTTCGAGTTCGTCGTCGTCCGAACCGTCTTGATCGACGTCCGATACGTCTGCGTGTTCCAAAACGCGCCATACCTCCTGAAGAAGTTTGTAAAGCAAGTCGAGCTTGTTTTCTAAGGTCTGGAGTGAGTGGCGGAGAGAGGAGTCCGTGTTTCCGCTTCCTGCCTTCATCCAAAGAGGAAGCAAAAGCTGAATTGATCGGTGCTATTGGTCCAAGCCTTTCTGCGGCGTAGGCCAATTGGGGTGCAGCGAGTTGCGCAGCAATCCACAAAGCGTTCATCGAAATGTTTTTCGATTAAGTGGTCCTTATATATAGGGTGGCGGGTGGCGGGTGTCTTGTGGGGGGTAACATTAAATGCCCCCACACGACAGTTTCGCCTTCGATGGACAACTGGCTTTTCTCACGTACCCAAGGAGCGGAGACCTCACCAGAGAGCGTCTACGAGAATTTCTCAGAGAGCAGCTGGGTGCTGAGCAATTTTGCATTGCACGGGAGCTGCACGAGGACGGGGAGCCTCACCTTCACGCTGTGGTACGCTGGGGAAGACGCAAACGTCTTTGCGGTGCCGATTGTTTCGACGTGGACGGTCATCATCCCAATGTCCAACGACCTCGTTCACTCGACCGTGTGCTTGCCTACGTACGTAAGGAGGATGATTCATGCCTGGATTCTGAGCCACCGCTGGAGATTCGAGGAACTCATCGAGGAGACGTTTATGCAACCATCTTACAAGATTCTACGTGTGCGGCTGATTTTCTGGAACGAGTTGGAGAGTACCGCCCTCGGGATCTGTGCCTCCATCTCGCGCACCTTCAGGAGTTTTGCCGTTGGAAGTGGCCTACACCGATTGAGTCCTATAGTGGAAGAGCCAGAGGAGAGTTCAGAGAGCTTCCCGTGATGACAGATTGGGTGACGGAGAATGTAAGTAACAGGTCCGGGGGGGCCCCAGTCCCCTCCCTACCGTCTTGTGTGATATCCTCTCATGCCTATTGTCTAAGATCGATTTGTCTCCAGATAGACCGAAGTCTCTCTGCTTGGTGGGCGAATCTAGAACAGGGAAGACTTCGTGGGCAAGATCTATTGAACCTACCTCACACATTTACGCGAACGGGCAATGGACGCCAGACTGCTGGAGAGACGATGCCAAATACGCCGTTATCGACGACATCTCAGTCGACCGTTTCCCTTGGAAGCCCGTGCTTGGATGCCAGTCTGAGTTCAATGCTAGCGGAAAGTATCGAGCAGTACGCAAATGCAGAGGCGGCAAAGCAGCAATCTACTGCGTCAACAGCGAAATGGACCCTAGAAGAACTTTGGGACCTGATGAATCCAGATGGCTTATTGCTAACGTAGTTTTCGTTGAGATAGTTCATCCTTTATTCTAAGTGGGGTGAGAGCCCACCCCACCCCTCTGCGGGCCCTAAAGGCGGCCCTTGACCGCGATACTCAATAAAAAATCTCAGATTTCCTTCCACATCAGAAGTCCTCGGTGGTCAATGTCAATAGCTGAAGATGAGCTGATAAAATCCGCTCCCCAAGTTCGGAGAGCGATGTAGTACTGGCTGTAATTTCCGCGACTTGAGCTAGGTCCAAAGAATCGAGGGACTCCGTCAATAGTTTCTTGCGTTTCTTGAATTTGGACGTCTTTTCTGAATGGGAATGTGAGCGTAGTATCAAGGAAGGGGTCGGTGGCGGCTTGACCGAAGCCGTGGAGCTTGAAGTTGTATATCTTGATGATGTCGATGTTATCGTTATTGAACTTCGTGACTGGACTAAGGCCTGAAAATTGGCCCGGCGAAGCGGTGACATCAAAGAGCGGTATATTCCCGTTCGGGGCAACTTGCGCGGGGACGGTAGTCGTCGTCGTCGTTGCGCCCATGGTCTGTCCTTCATTGTTCACGTCAGTACCACCAGCGGTAACGTCCATTTGAAAATCGGATTTGAAGAATATAATTTGCACGTGAACATCCCCGGCGAGAAGTCCTTTCATGTTGAGACGCCACATGAATTTCCATAAATGGACTTTGCTCCCGTGAATCTGCCCCGATCCGGTGCCTTGTGTAAAAGCGGATTGCCAAGGAGCGAAAATTCGAACGTTCATAGCGGTTGTCCCATTTCCTGGGGCGAGCGTGAAAGCAGTTTCCGTGTAGTGTTTCTTGAATGTTTCCAATTTGCGAAGCATGATTTTCTGAACAGAACGTCTGAATCTGCGGCGCCGTGCAGCGCCGACCATACGCTTCACGCGAGTTC